TGGCGCCAAGACCAGTTCCGCAATCAGAAATACTGCCAGGGCTGGACGGAGGCGGACGGCGTGCCAGGCTGGGGCGTGACGCTGGGGCGGTTCGGCGAGTTTCTATCCGAGGTCGAGCGTGGTCAGATTCAGGTGCGAGACCTGCCAGTGGTTTGATCAGGAGCACGACTCCTTGAAGGCCGTGCCTGACAATCTGGGTTACTGCCGAAAGCACAAGCCTTTGGTTTTCCAGTTGGGCGAACGCTACTATGGCCGCTGGCCGCTGGTGGACGTGAACGACTTATGCGGCGAGTACCGCGAAGATAAGCAGGAGCCATAAATGGGCTGTCCATCATCCGTCAATATCGGCGAGAACCTGGTCTTCTCCATCACGACGCACGACCCGGAAACGGGGATTCTGACCGACGCGGACTCGGCGCCGAGCTATCGTATCTACGAAGACGAGACCGCCACGCCCATTCTGACCGGCTCAATGGCGAAGCTCGATGACGCCGGCACGACCGGCTTTTACACCGAGCTAATCGCCTGCACCACAGCCAACGGTTTTGAGTATGGCAAGACCTACAGCATCTACATTCAGGCCACAGTAGATGGCAACACGGGCGGCATCAGCTACGGCTTCAAGGCCGGCTCCGTCACGCAGGACGCCGAGACGATTTGGGCCAATCCGACCCGCACGCTCACGCAGACGGCCGCGCAGGTCGCAGCTGCGCTGGAAGGGTCGAGTATCACAATCCGCCGAGGCGACACAGTCAGTCTCTCCCTGACCGGGCTTGGCAGTATCGCCGCTCGCACGAAGCTATGGTTTACGGTCAAGGCGCGGGCGGGCGACACCGACGACGAAGCCGTTCTCCAGATTCTCGCCAGTGAGCCGGCTGCCGGGGGTGACGGTCTCCAGGTCATCAACGGCGAAGAGGCCGAGACACCGGGGAACGCCAGCATCACGGTTGACGATGAGGACGACGGCGACATCACGATCCAGATAGCCGCCGAAGAGACGGCCAATCTAACCCTGGATGATCTGTCCTACGACGTGCAGATGAAAACCGCGGACGGCATCACGACGCTGACCGTCGGCGAGTTCAAGGTCGTCTACGACTTCACGCGGGCGACGAGTTAGGCATGAAGCGAAGCGCGAAGCGGCAATCGAAAAAGGCACAACTGCTTCCGGGACGCCCGACCGATTGCACGCCTGAGACGATAAAAAAAATAGCCGACTTAATCAGTGTCGGAAACTACGCCACCGTTGCGGCGCGGGTGGCGGGTATCGCGGATTCGACTTACTACGACTGGCTTAAGCGTGGCCGAAATGGAGAGTATCCATTTTCGGAGTTTTCGGACGCCATAAAAAAGGCAGAGGCTGACAGCGAAACCTATCGCGTATCACGCATCGTTCAAGCATCGGCAGAACACTGGCAGGCGGCGGCGTGGCTTCTGGAGCGCAAGATACCGGAGCGCTGGGGAAGGCGCGATCGGCAGCCGGTGCCGTGGCAGGATGAAGTTTTGCAGATGTTGCGTGAGGGCAAAGTGACTTTGGACGATGTTCGAGAGTCACTAGGAGATGACCTTGCTTCAGAGTTCTTTAAGTTCGCAGGCGCGGCTATCGCTGGGCCTGACGAAGCTGCGCCGCAAAGCGAATAATCGCCGAGCCGCTGAGTCGGGATTGAGTGCGCTCAGGCTCGATCCGCTGTCGTGGGCCTGCGCCAATGCGACAATCGCACATCCGACACGCGGTCGCATTCCATTCAGCCCGTATCCCTACCAGATCGAGTTTCTGAACGCCTGGCAGGAGCCACGCCGGATCTTCCTGAAAGCGCGGCGCACCGGCTTCAGCCAGACCATCGCACTCGAGGCGCTCCACTCCGCGCTCTACGAGGACGATCCGACCGTGCTCTTTATCAGCCGATCACAAGAGCTGGCGATTGAGTTGCTCAGGTACTGCTACCTGACTTATAACAATCTCAAGCAAGCGCCCGAGTTGATCAAGGCCAACGAGGGCGAGATGGGATTGGCTGCTGGCGGATACGTGAGCGGCGCGCACTACACCGGACATGCCCAGGGCGGCCGCATCAAGAGCATCCCGGCCAACCGGACGACGGGACGTGGTTTCACAGCCAGGCGCGTCTACCTGGATGAGTTCGCCTATGCTCCCTATGCTGATGACATCTACCAATCCGTATCGCCTATCGTCGCCCAGGGCGGCTATGAGATTGTAGGCTCGACCCCCAACGGCATGGGTAACAAATTCCACGAACTCTACGAGGCCGGCGAGGGATACAGGAAATTCAGGGCGCCGTGGTATCGCTGCCCGGCATACAACCCGGATGGGTATTCACTCGACAGCGACGCCGAATCAAAGCGCGTCGGCGAGCAGGGCTTGTCCCACCAACAGCCGGGAACTATCTCGTGGTTCAAGCGCGAGCGTCCCAAATACACGGCTCAACAGTGGGCAGCCGAGTTTGAGTGTGACTTCGTTGGGTCGGGTGATGCCGTCTTCGGCCCGGCCATCATCGAGGCAGCCGAGGAAGGCGCGATCGGCGATCATCCGCCGGTGCATGGTCACAAGTACCTGACGAGCGTCGACGTCGGCCGGCATGGCAACGCAGCGGTCATTAACACGACTGACATTACCTTCGAGCCTTACCAGAGGGTTGCGCATGATCGGGTGGAGCGTGCGCCCTACCCGGTTTTACAGCGCATGGTCGAGCAGCGGCTGCGGGCGTATCCCGGCGAGCTGGTCGTCGAATCTAACGGCACAGGCGATCCGTTTATCGAGAATCTCGAAGTGCCGGCCACGCCGTTCCTGACGACGGCCAAGACCAAGACCAACGCAATCAACACTTTTGTACTGCTGCTTCAGCAACGCCGCTACAAGGCCAAATGGACGCGCCAGGAGAAACACGAGTTGACCGTCTATCGATGGGACGACGCCAGGCTCGTTCAGGACTGCGTGATGAGCCTGGCGATCGGGGCATCGAAACTAGGTCAGCCTGAGTCAATCTCCATAGGATACACCTATGCCTAACGCCGCAGAACTCGCTTATCTTGAATATCTCGCCAGGTCCGAGACCGAGCTTGAAGAGCTGATCCAGGCTTACCGCGACTACTACGACGGCGATCAAAAGCAATTCCTGTCCGACGACCTGCGCGACTTCCTGAGCGTCACCCAGGACGACGACTTCGCGATGAACGTCTGTCGCTCGGTCATCAGCGCCGTCGCCGAGCGGCTGATCGTGTCCGGCTTCACCATGACTGGCGCGCTTCCCACAGACGCAGGCGAGGAGGCAGTCACTGCGCGCGATGCGGCGGTCAAGGCACTCAACGATTTCGTCTCTGCTTGCTGGCAGCAAAATGGTCTTGATGCCAGGCAGGGCGACGCGCACCGGGGCGCGATGCGTGACGGCGAGTATTTTGCGATCGTGGACAAGGACAACCCGGCCGCGCTGCCGCGCATCACGTTCCACAAGCGCTACGTTTCTACCGGGGCGGGAGGCGATGGCGACGGGTGCAAGGCAACCTATGAAAACAACGACCCCGGCCAGACGCCGCTTTATGTGTCACGGCGCTGGTACAAGCTGCTCGATGGCGGCGATTCGATTCTGAGGTTCAACCTGTATTACCCCGATCGGATCGAAAAGTACGTCATCGAGAAAGGCGTTCCGGTCCCCTTCTACGAAGACACAGATCCGGTCACTGGCGCGCCGGTATGGCCGCTGCCGTGGGTTGATCTGAGCCAGGCCACCGTCGACGCGGAGGGCAATACGGTATTTGCCCCGCTGGGTATCCCTGTCGCGCACTTTAAAAACCCTGAGCTGCGCAGTGACCTCGACGACGCCCTGCCCGGTCAGAACGTGGTCAACATGTTGATCGCGGACCTGTTAGGATCTGCGCGTGTGTCGGCATTCCGGGTCATGATGCTGGCCGGCTTCATCCCAACGTCGGACGGTAAGGCTTTGGAGAGCGATATGTCTAACGCGCTCAAGCTCAAGCCGGGGACGTGGCTCAACACCACAAAGCCTCCAGGCGAAGTCGGCTTGACGGCTATCACCGGCGAAGACCCGACGCCGATGGCGAACCTGATCAACAGTGCGCTGCTGTGGTTCGCGCAAATCACCGATACGCCCGCGACGAAACTAACCTTGAGCGGCCAGGTTGAAGCCGAGGGGACGCAGAAAGAGAAAAAGGAATCGCTGCAAGCGAAGGCGCGCGACCGACAGACTGCATTTGGCCCGGCGTGGGTGAGCATCTTCAATATCGCGCGCCGGCTCGAAAACGTATTCGGCCCGAATCCGGGCGCGCTTGACGAGTCGGTCAGCATCGAAACGGTGTGGAAGGTCACGCAGCCACGCGACGAGATGACGCCGGGCGAGATGGTCACAGAACTGCAAGTTCCGATCAAGACTGCCTGGCGGATGGCGGGATTCTCGGAAGAGGAAATCGCGACGATGTGGGCAGAACGTCAGGAGGAGCAGGCAACTGCGAATCAGGACGATGCGCCGGCGGGGGATGTGGAGTGACATACCCATACACCGTATCGGGTAATAGATCAAACGCCGACACCAAAACCTCTATGGTTGTGTCAGACGACGAACGTAAGTTGTTGCTACGCATTCGCGCCATGATTGCAGACGACGAATACCAGCGCGTGACACTAGACCTGCCGAGCATGGCGATCATCGAAAAGGTTTGTACACGGATAGAACAGTTGAGGAAAGAGAGCGTATTGACAGCCGCTTAGGTTCGGCTGTATACTTCGCCGCAATAACCGAATATCTCACTTGGAGTAAAAGCCAAGTGGGGGCGTGAAACGCAGACACACGGCCCGGATTCCTTTTTGGAGTCCGGGCCGTTTTTTGTTTTCTGGACCTGAAACTGTGGGTCTTCATGGGGTGACTAGCGCGGGCAAGGTGCGAGTCCAAAAAGACGAAGTCCCCGTTGGTTGGGGGACGCAAGCCACGTAGCGCGCGCGGCCCCTCCAAAAAGGGAAAAACCCGTGAGTAAGTCGCAAGCCGAAGTAATCATCAATACCGCCGGCAGCGAATGCGCCGCCGCTGCCGAGAAACTCCAGGCGTCGAAGTTCAGCGAGTCGGCACTCACTACCTTCCGGCAGAACATTTCCGGCGCGCTCAAACGCGCCGCGCCGTCCGTGGCCGAGATCGGGTGGAAGGATGGCTTCGGCAGAGGCCCGGTCGATCCGAACATCGCGCGCCAATTCATCAATGAGCAGTTGGCCTTCCTGGAAAACTGGATCGCCGACATCTCGCAGCAAGGGAAGCTGGTCGGCGGCGCCGGCCGCGCGCGGATGTATGGGAGCAACGTCGTCAAGGTCTATCAATCCGCTTTAGTCCTGGCCGGCTCGACGCGCGCGCCTTCCGCGCCAAATTTCGATGCGCTGCTGCCGGTCTGGCCGCGCGACGGTGGAACGCCGTGCAACCAGGGATGCCAGTGCTCGTGGTCACGACCAATCATGCGTGACCCGGAAGTATGGGAAATCTCTTACAAGCTGGGCCAGTCGGAGCACTGCGAGGGATGTATTAAGCGGTCGCAGTTATACAACCCGCTTCGGTTCCTGTTGATCGGCGACAAGTGGGAATTGTTCACCAAGAATCAAGAAGGCGCGTTCCAGACGCTGCGCCAGCGAGTGCGCCTGACGGCGTAAGCGAACACGAGCGTATTAACGCCGGGCGATCCGGCGACGCAATTCATCACAGGAGAATGCCGAGATGGCAGACAACGAAACACCCGCGACCGAGACGGTCGAAATACAAGACCCGCCGAGCGAGCTGCCCGGCACGAATGATCCACCCACACCGCCAGCCGCGCCGGCAGGCGACGTGGCGGCGCAACTCGCCGAACTTCAGGCAAGCAATGCGAGGCTCCAGGCCGCGCTGAAAGACCGCAACGCCGAGGAGGCCGCGCGCCGCAAGAAGCTGGCGGCGCTCGAAAAGGCGCAGGAGGAAGCCGAGCTTGCAACCAAGTCCGAGACGGAAAAGCTGCAAGCCAAGCTCACCAAGCTGGAAACCGAAGCCGCCGAACTCCGCGCGTTCAAGCAGCGCACGCTGGCGCGCGACCGGATTCTGATCGGCGCCGAAGACGCGAAGGTCGAGTTCGCTTCGATCAGGGCGCGCGACACTGCCATCGAACTGCTGTTGAAGCAGGTCACGATCGGCGATGACGGCGAAGTCGAGGGCGTCGAAGATGCGCTCAAGGCGCTGGTGAAGGAGCATGACTATCTGCTCAAGAAAGAGGCGGCGGCGACATCCGCGCAGCCTCAGCCGGCGGTGAAGATCAACGCGGCCGAGCGTGGGGCAGATGGCAAGCCAGTAATGAGCGACGTAGAGCGGCGCGAGAAAGCGGCGCGCCTCGGCGTCAAAGAGAAGTACGCGAGACAAACACAATAACCCCCTTGCGGGGTAACGAGGTGAGAGATGGCTGCAACACGAGAAACAACTGTCGAGCGGATCAAGATGCTCGAAGGCGGTGTGGCGCACCAGTACACCGCCGGCGCGACCGTCGTCGCTGGCGAGCTGGTCGCCATGCAGAGTGATGGCAAGGTCGATCCGGCGATCGCGACCGCAGTGTGCAATCTGTTGGGCGTCGCGCTGAATTCCGCCGAAGACGGTGATGCGCTGGAAGTGTGCATCCTGGGTCGTGTCCTGTGCCTGACCGGCGCGACGGTCGGCGCGCTCATCTACGTGAGCGACACCGCCGGCGAGCCAGGCGAGAGCGCCGGCACGAAGACGACCATCGCGGGCATCGCCGAATCGGCGACCATCCTGCTGCTCCGCCCGAGCACGGTCAGCCTGAGCTGACAAAGTCCCCGTCACGAAGTCCCCGTTAGTTGGGGGAGTTGGGGGACCGGACTGAATTGCCTGATTGCCTGGCGCCGCCTCGTGCGCGACCAGGTCTGGCATCAAAGACAACAGAGGTGAGAAATGGCTAAAGGTCAACGAGACACATTGAGCCTGGTCACACTGCCAGGCGTCGATGCGGATGTACTCAGCAACTACCAGCTGGAGGACGGCGCCACGTTCGCCGATGTGGCAGCCGATGTGCAGTTCGCGCTGGAAGGCGTCAACAACGAGATTCAAAACGACCCGCTTTGGGCGAGCATGGTCAGCTACACCGACCAGCCCGATCTGGAATATCGGCAGGGGACGTCAAACGGCTTCACCCCCTTCGTCGAGAACAGCCGGCCCGATGCGCAGCGCGCCGAGACGACCGGGCACCTGTTGCCGCTGCGGCCGTGGAACCGCGCGTTGGGCTGGACGTGGAACTATCTGCGCAAGGCGCGCATGGCGCAGGTTCAGGCCGACATCGCCGATGCGATCGAGGACGTGCGCACGCTCTTCCGCGTTCAGTTCCTCACCCGCGCACTGCGCCGCACGGACGAAACCGGCGCCGTCAACGGCCTGGGCAGCGGCTACTCGCCGGGCTTCGCGACGACGGCGGCTTCGACCGCGGTGGACTTCACGCCGCCGACGTATGGCGGCACGGCTTTCGCCGACACGCACGAGCACTACGTCGGAATCGCCGGCGGGGCGTTCACGGACGACGTGTTCTTTGACGCGAGAAACGAACTGCGCGAGCACGGCCACACGGCCCCGTTCGCGTTCCTGATCGGCACGGCGGATCGCCTGGCCGTCGAGGCCCTGAGCAAGTTCACGAAGGGCGCGATCCAGGGTGTGCGCTCCGGCATCACGCAGGACGTGGCCACCCCCAACACGCAGATCGTGGGCAGCGACTGGGCGACGTACCTCGGCATCATCGAGGACTTCGAGGTCTACGAAGTTCGCGGGATGCCCCAATATTACGGCTTCGGCTACAAGTCCTACGGCCCGAACTCGCAGCGCAACCCGCTGCGCGCCCGGCTGGGCAAGGGCCTGGCCAGCCCGACCGTGATCGCCATGCCCGATCCTGTCAACGGCAACGCCACCCACCCGCTCCAGTACCTGATGCTGTTCGCGGAGTTCGGCGTTGGCGTGTACGACCGCACTGCCGGCACCGCGCGCTACGTCAACAACGCGACGTGGGCGAACGGCACGCCGACCTAACCTGAAGGATGAGGGATGAGGGATGAAGGGTAAAGTTTGCCCTTCATCCCTTCACCTGGGTCTTTCAAAAAGGATTCGATAATGAGCAATCAACTCAAGTCAACCCTGCTCGCTGTCGGTCTCGCCGTCCTCCTGGCGCTGGGCGTCTACCACGTCGTTGTCGTGTCGCCGCTTCAGGCTGAGCTTGAAGCGGAGGCGCGCGGTTCTGGCGTCACCCGCTTCAACACCGCCGTGACCTTCCGGAACGACGTGACCGCCGAGCGCGCGCTGAACGTCGACGGAGCCACCGACTTTGACGGCGCTGTCACCTTCGACGCTGCGGCCACGTTCAATGGCGCAACGTCGCTGGCCGGCAGCGCGAGCGCTCCGCATCTTAGCACCACGGGGAATGTGACCGTGGGGTCGCAGATCAGTGTGGCCGGATCTGTACTGCTGCCGGACGCGCAAGTCGGGGCGCTGGAGATCGTCAATATCTCGCGGACGGTGAACATCCCACTTGGATCGTTCATCGACTGCCAGACCGACGCCGGCGCGCTCATCGGCTTCGACACGACCGCCGACGCGCTGCCCGACTACGTGAACAGCGCGACCGATGGGTTGGGCTTCGTGCTGCGCTTCGACGATACCGGGTCGTCTGAGGATCAATCATCGGAAGCTTGTGCGCAGCTCACCATCCCGCCCGACTACATCAGCCAGGGCGAGTTCCGCGTGCGGGCACTGAAGGACGCGCACACCGCGGCGACGGAAGTCATAAACTGTGCGGTATCGGTCAACGGCGCCGCGCTCCAGACAGCCGGCACCGTGACGACTTCGGCGTCTGCGTCGACGTCCTACACCTGCACGCCGACCATCGCGGCGCTGGCCGTCAATGATTCGGTGTCGTTCTACCTGTCCATCACTTCGGACGGCACGATGAATGACATCGTCGACGTGGCGGCAGTGGAGTTCGTCTACACAGCGAGTCAATAGGCGGCTATGCGCATCTTCGCTTACTGCGATAAGCGATACGAGCAAGCGACACGCAAAGCGGTGGGGGGCGGCGCGAAGGTTGTCACCTGCCCGCCCTTCACCGCAGACTCAATCGCCCGGCACGCAGGCGCGTTCAACGAAGAAATCGGCGCGGCAGAACTGGTCTACCTCAACCTACACGCCATGCCGGGCCGCGCTGAGTGGTTTACAACAGACGGACTCGCGGCGCTGTACGCCGAAACGCTGTCCGGGTTTGACCTGCATCGCGCCATCGTCTTCATGGTCAACTGCTACGCCGGCGGCGGGATGCTCGACGCGCTCAAGGCGACGAAGCCGCGCGCCATCATCGGCGGCGACGGCGAGAACCTGGGCGCGCTCAACGCATTGGCCGGCGCTGACGTGCTGGGCTTATGGTTTCGGCGCGGCCTACAGCTAGGTCTGGGCGTGCGTCAGGCTCTGGCGCTTGGAAAAGCCAGGCTGGGCCTGACGCCAAAAACACGGAGCGTCAAAGACGCGCTCCAATTCGAGGTGCTGCATGAAACAAGTCAAATGTGAAACGTGCGGTAGGGTCGGTGGGGTTCGGGTCAACAGTCGGCAGGAGATGCGCTGTGTCTGGTGCGCGGCGATCATCACGAGCAAGCCGTATGAGGTGGCGGAGCTGAACCCGTTTGTCGATCCGGCCGGCGACCAGAAGCTGGAAGGTAATCAGCCCCAGGCTCCCAGCGCTATCGATGCGACCGACGCGGCGCGCGAGCTGGCCGCCGAGAACGGCATCGACCTGGCTGCCATCGAGGGCACCGGCAAAGATGGACTCATCACCGTCGGGGATGTGCGCAAGGCGATCGCCGAGGCGAAGGGCTAACCCCCCTCCCCTATTCGCAGACGAGGACTGACCCGTGGCCTACTGCACTGCCGCCAACGTGGAAGCGCTCATCCACAAGAGCTACACCGCCGACACCGAGCCGACCATCGAAGAGGTCGAGAGCAACATCGACAATATCGCCGGCGCCATTGATGGCGTGCTCAAGGCGGCGGGCTATGCCTTGCCGATAGACGATGCTTCGGCGCTCTTGATGCTCAAGCAATACAACGCCTATGGCGCGGCTGTTCCGGTCTGGTACGCGACCTTCCGATCGCGCGACGAAGAGCCGCAGGTGGAGTTCTGGCGGTCCGAGTATAGAGACTTCTTGAAGGGCATCAAGGACGGCACGCTGGAGTTGCCCGGCGACGAGGAAAGCGAAGTCTCGCATCAGTCGCTCTACTACGTGGTCGAGCGCGCGGATTGACACTTGCGCCACCGGACCAGCCGTCACTCTCTGAACTCGAATGGCTAACCCGTTCCTGTTGACTGTCCTGAGCGCGCACCGTGAGTGTAAAGAGTCGCCGCTGTATCACGGGCCGCTTGAATCCATTGTCTATACGCTCGATGTGTCGGTGCTGGGTACAGACCCCGCCAGTGGCGTGCTGACAGTCATTGACCTGTTTGACGGCGAGATCGTGACGGGCGATGTATCTGGCGGCTCTTTTAATTACGGCGATGCAGGGTCGACGCGATTGAGGTTGCCGACTCTATCGGACTTAACCGAGCACCGTCAGTATCGGGTTAAAGCGCGTTTCACCATCGAGGGACAGGTGGTGGAGCCGTGGTTCAGGTTGATTTGCGATTAAGGCATTGACGTGTCGTTTCCGACTACACCAGTTTTAGACAATTTCAACCGTGCCAACGAAGGCCCGCCCCCATCGGCGAGTTGGCTGAACCTGACCAGCTACCCCGAGCTGAAGGTCGTCAGCAACCAGCTGGCCGTCGATACGGCCAGCTTCGGCCTGGCTATCTGGGGAACGGCCGCGCCGGCAAACAGCGAAGTCTTCGCCACGATAGCCGTGCTGCCCGTCGATACGAGCGTCTTCAGTTTGTACATTCGAGCCGATGGGAATTTTGACGAAGCCGAGTTTACGGACGGCTACATGCTGGGCGTGACACGAAACGACAGCAACAATGATACGGTGGTTCTAACAGAACTGTCTACCTTAGTGCAACTGGACAACGAGGTTATCACCCTGCAGGCCGGCGACGTGTTCGGCATCAGGTGCACGGGAAACTTAATTGAGTGCTACCAAAACGGCAACGTCATCATGTCGGTTATCAATACCGACAGTCCGAACGGCGGCTCTCTGGGGGTCCTTCTTGCGGACACCACGGCCAGGATAGATGACTTCGGCGGCGGCTCTTTCACAGGCTCCCCTTCGGTGTCTCCATCGGCCTCGAAGTCGCCCAGCGCATCGATTTCGCCAAGCCCCAGCCCATCGGTGTCGCCCTCGGCTTCCAAGTCGCCCAGTCCCTCACCTTCAATCAGCCCTAGCGCAAGCAAGTCGCCGTCTACCTCGGTCAGCCCCAGCGCCAGCAAGTCACCCTCTGCCTCGAAGTCGCCCAGCCCCTCCGCCTCGGCCAGCCCGAGCATGGCGCCGCCTGCGGAGTCCATTCCTCTCGTTCTGCACGTCATGCCGCACCATCGTGAAGTGAGTGAGGGCACGCAGCGGCAGAGTGTCAATGAGCGCGTCGTTCATTCCTTCGAGTTTGCGACATTGGCGGATGCAGTTGAATATTTTGGATATTCGATCATCGACCTGACCAACAACAATCTGGATGTGACAACCACCGTCTCGACGGGCGATCCGGAGGCAGCGGGGTCGGTGATCAGCCTGCCGGTGCTGCACAGCCTGACCGAAGACCACGAATACAAGATGATTATCGAAGCGGGTGTTGAGGACGCTTACGGCAACCCGCAGTACATCGCGCCCTACGTCGTGGTGGTGGGTGAGGAGTAGGCATGGGAGGAGGTAGACCTTTCGGCCTCTCGATAACCAAAGGCACGCGCACAGTCGCGCAGTCGCGCGGCGGCGCGGTGCAAGTGCGCTTTACCGGCGTGTCGCTCGACGATTACGCCGAATCGCTCCGGCAAATCGCGCGCAAGGGGCAGAACGTACAGCCGGCATTTGCCGCGTGGGGTGAGTATCTAGTCAACGAGCACATCCCCGGCCAGTTCGCAGCACTTGGCACGCCGAAACGCTGGGCGCGATTGAGCAAGGCTTATGCAGAGTGGAAACAACGCCACTTTCCGGGGCGACCGCTGCTAGTGCTGACCGGCAATATGAAGGGGTCGTTTAGCTGGAAGGCCGGGCCGCGTTCGTTGCAGATTAAAAACACGGCCAAACGCAAGGGCAAAGCCTACTGGCATTATCACCAATTCGGTACATCGCGGATGCCCGCGCGCCCCGTGTTGCAGGTGCGGAAAGAAGACCGGGAACGACTCAAGGAGATTGCCTTGTCGTATCTGATTACGCAGACCAGCGGGGCGGGACTATAGATGAGCATAGACCCCGAACTGCTCGTCAAGCGCGCGATCCTCGATTACCTGATCGACGTGGTGCGCGACTCGGAAGAGTTTGATTTGCTCAATCTGCTCGTGCGGGGACGCGCGCCGGTTGCCGTCGCCAGTGAGCTATACCCCTACTCCGAGTTTGACATCGCAACTGTGAGCGGGGGGGTTCGCTGGAGTGGAGGCGTTTACCAGATCACCTACACCGGCCTGATTAACGTCTCATTCCAGATGACAGACACCGACTGGCTGGAAGTGGAGAATCGGAAAGCGACCGTGCCGACGATGGACGCCGTTGAGGAAATGCTGCTCACCTATGAGTTTGAGCTATCGCGGCTGGCGCATAAGGACTTGGGCGGGCTGTCGGTCGGGCCGGTTACGATTGGCGACTACACAGTGCAAGAGGACGTGATTCAGTTCAAGGTGGAGGATGGTCGCGCGTATGGCCTCGATAAAAACGAGCGCACGAACAACTACGAGAACTTCGGTTCGCTGCCGTTTACGGTCATCACGCAGCGAATCGTGACGGAGGCGTAGGGCGATGAAGGTGCTTATCACATCAGACGATGGCGCAATCATAGACGGTTATGGCGACTTCAAGCACGGCGCGACCGCAGAGTTGCCGGATGAGCTGGCGCGGCGGTTGGTCGCGCAATACCCGCACCGCTTCGAGATAGTCCCTTCGACTCCGCTCAGGGCGGGGCCTGCGGCAGAGACACCGAAATCAAAGAGAGAGGTAAAGGGCAATGGCTGACCATTTCATCTACAAGAAGGAATCCACGTTCGGCACGTGGGTCACACCTGACCTGGCGATCCCGGTTAAGGGCGCCGGGATCCATTCGCGCCGATCTGCGATCGACCTGCAAGTGACCGGCGGCGGGCGTGATCCATTTCAGATGGTGATGGGCAAGAAGGCCGTTGGTGGCGGGATTGAGTTTCCCTGGTGGACAACGCGCGTCGGGCCGCTTTTGTCCACTATCCTGACCAGCGTCACGACGACCAACCCGTCGGGCAGCATCTATAACCACGCGATGCTGTTCGACGATACGGCGCTGTTAGGCTCCGTCTCTGCGCAGATGCGATATAGCGCGAGCGTCGCGCAGAACATCCTGAGCGCCGTCATCAGCAAGATCAGCTTTACATGGGACGCCGGCGCAGACGAGCCGGTGTTGGTCAAGCCGGAATTCGAGGCGAAAGACGAAGCGCCGGCGGGCGGCACGTGGGACTACGATGGCGCGACTTCATCCCCCGCCGTGATCTCGCCTTCGTATGCTTCGCAGGTGCGGCCGTTCATGTTCTATGACTGTGTCATCAAACACGGCGGCACGCCGTCCATCAGCGGCGGCAAGATTTCCCTGGCGGGCGCAACCACCGTAACGCGCGTAAAAAACATCTCGCTCGATATTGACATGGGCGTTGACGCAGACGGCTTCCGGCTCGCCCAGGACCCGACGCGCAAGGCTGTGCCGCCGGGCGAGCGCAAGATGTCTGTGAAGATTTCTCAGGATTGGAGCACGCTCGACTCGACGTTTTACACCGCCTGGCGCGCGGGGACGATGCTGGCGCTGGACATCACCATGCAGGGCGCCGTGATTTCAGGCAGCGACAAGTACGAGGCACACATCACCGTGCCGTCGCTGTGGTTTGACCCGGCGACGTATCCCGACGTGGCGGGGGAAGAACAAGTCAAGATGCAGGAGATCAGCGGCACGCCGGTCTATAACACGACCTGCGCGGCAGCGCTGGGTATCTGGATCCAAACCAGCGAAGCGACGATTTAGCATGGCGAAAGTCATCCAAAGCCCGGTTGAACGGTGGCCGGGCTTTATCGTGTTACCCGACTCGTTGAACTACGGTCGGCTCAAACTGTGGCTTGACGCTCAGACCACGGCGCGCGCGTTTGTCAACGACGAAGAAATCAAGAACCCGATTGACTACTACCGCACCGTTCTGATTGCCGCCTGCGCCTGCGTCTCATTCTTCCATCTCGACGGCCTGGGGCAACTCACGCCCGAAACATTCCCGGCGACCCCCGTTGAGCCGGCGCGCGCGCTGGCGCGATGGGTGTGCGACTGCATTGCAGACCTGATCCAAAATGGCTGACGAACAACTGGTACTCGAACTCTTAGCCAAGGATGCGATGAGCGCAAAGGTAGACGATGCGCGCTCTGCAATCGAGGGCATGAGCCAGGAGGAAATCGACGCGATCAAAGCCACGGATGGATACGCCGAGGCGCTGGAGAAGGCCGGCGGCGAAGCGCAAAAAACCGGCCTATCCCTGACTGACCTCAAAAGCGGGATAGACCTGGCCGGGCAAGCACTCGGCAAGATGAAACAGGTTTGGGATTTTGCCAAAGAGGGCGCGGCGATCCAGCGCATCGGTAATCAGTGGAAGGCAACCGCCGCTTCATTCGGCGCGGACGCAGACGCAATCATCGAAGACCTTGACCGGATCGCACACGGCACGGTTGACGACGAAGAGTTAATGCAGACCGCATCGCGCGCCTTCACGCAGGGCACGGTTCAGAACGCCAGGCAACTCGAACAGCTATTCAAGATTGCCCGCGCATCCGCTGTACGGTTTGGCGGCGACACGGCAGAGGCGTTTGGGGCCATCGCGCAGGCGACGGAGTTTGGACAGGCGCGCGCGCTGAAGGCACGTGTCGGGGTGGTTGACTTTGAAGGCGCGCAAAAGCGACTCGCTGATCAACTCGGTGAGACAACGAAGGAGCTCACCGAACAAGAGATCAAAACCGCCAACCTTAACGCGGTGCTGGCTGCCGGCACAAAGTTGGTGGACGAAGTCGGCGAGGGATATACCGATAGCGCCGACAAAATGGCGGCGTTTGAGAATAAGGTCAATAACGTTTTCGATAGCCTCAAAGAGCTTGCGGTCAACGGTGTAACGCCGGCCCTCGATGGATTCCAGTTTCTGCAACTTCAACTCGACGCCAACGCATCACAGACAGACAAGCTACGCGCCGCGCTTGAACTCTCGAAGGGCGTGTTTGGTGAAAACTCACAGCAGGCGCAAGTCCTCAAAGAGAGACTGCAACAGTTGCTTGACGAAGGAAAGAGGTTTCAGGACTTCGCCGGCACGATTGCCGGGCCGGTCACTGGCGCGCTGGAAGGCATGGCCGCTGAGGTTAACAGGCTTAAAACGGCGCAAGGCGCGAATCTCAGACTCACCAACGATTCCCGATCCGCCGCGATTGCCTACACCAAGGACGAAGAGAGGCTCGCCGAACTCCAACAGAAGCTCGCCGACATAGACGAAGCGGCAGCCAAGAATGGGCCGCGCCGCACGGCGGTTATTCAGAATCAAAAGATGTCCGAACAAGAGCGCGCCGAGGCGGTTCTAAAACTCGCCGTCGCTCAGGAGTATCTGGCCGAAGTCCAGCGCAAGGAAGGCGAATCAGACGCCGAGTTCGCTTTGCGCATGGGCAACGCTAGGCAAAAGGTTGACGAACTCTCCGCTTCGATGGGTACACATACCGCTGTCGTTGGCGGCATGACGAAGGCTCAGAAGGAACAGCGTGCCGCAACCGAAGAGCAAATCGCGGCGCTCCAAAAGCAAAGCGAGACGCAGCGCGCAACCGAAGCCTTCAATGCGCTCACGACGGCCTATCAAAAGGGTGACTTGACCGGCCAGCAGTACCAGGAGCGCGCCGAGGCGTTGAACAAGATCGCCGGCCTGTACACGAAGTCGGCTTTAGATCAGGCGATTGCACAAGAGAAGCTGGTCAACCAATTGACTAACCCTGATGCCGAGAACTGGAATCGGTTTTTGGAGCACAGCCGGGGCGCTTTGGACGGCGTTGCGGGATCGACGGCGAAGGTATCGGAGAAGGCGAAGGCGCTCGAATCCGACCGATTTAGAATGAAAAATGATGTCGATGGAATGATTGACGATTCGCGCCGAACGGCAGAAGGCGCACAAAAAATACTTGGGGATCTGCAAAAGACCATCGGCGAACTCACCTCCGGCGAAAAGCGCATCCCGCTTCTTATCGACGCCAGATTTTCTAACCCGATTATTCAGATGCTGCTGGGTGGCGCTGTTCCCGCGCCGCAGCGCAGCGCAACCGACACGGCGCGCGGCATAGGTGGTAAGTTTTGATCATCAGACGCTTTGGCGACACCTGGCACAGCGCCTTCGTCCTCTCGGATGTCAAATCCCAAGACGACTTCGCTGTCTCGCGCCCGGCGGTCTTGACGCAGGTCGGCGGCGCGTCCGGCGCGTTTGACCACTGGAGCGATGATAACTTCCCTCTCGCGCCGGCCACGCCCGGCAAGCAGCTCTCACTCACGGCAGACCTGTATCGCTCAATCAGCGACAACCTTGAAGACCTCAAAACCGCAACGGTGGGCGCGGGCCGGTCGAAGTTGTGGCGCGAGTATCGCGACGGCTTGACGCGACAATGGGCCTGGGCGAAATGCACCGACTTGAGCTTTAGGGACGTGGCTGGCGACGAATACATGTTCAAGCCGGCGACGTTGCGATTCAGTCTGCCGGAGGCGCTTTGGTACGGCGAAGTCGCTCACACCATAAGCGATTTCTCTCTTGTCGGACAAGGCAATCCCTACCTGTTCAATATCGCCAATTTCGGCAACACGCCCGCGATGCTCTATGCGTTCATAACCAACGACCCGGGCGGCGACTATCTCGGCATGATTCAGTTCACCAATTCCACGAACGGTTATGCCTGGCGTTTGGAATTTGCGCCCGAAGTGGCTCCCAAGGCGATCCTCGTCGATTCGGGCGCTTACAGTTGCAGATACGGCAACACCTACGACCCATTGACGCTGGCCCAGGATGGCTATGCGGTCCTGTCGGACTCGACAGACACGCTGATGCTGCCCTGGATGCAGCTGGAGCCGGGGGTGAACGAGATGGAGTTTGAGTACGACATGGTTCACCCAGAGTTGCCGGTGGGCGGTGTTCCTGTCGTTAATTTCAGATGGTATGACACTTACCTGTAGCCATGCCTAGATTCGTTGTCGAAATCCTCGACGCCGATGAAATCCCCATCGGCAGCCCTATCCCTGCTGACAGCGTGACCATCAATGAGCGGCTGGATGAAACCGGCGACATCACCGCGCGCATCCCGGCGACACATGCCCGCGCTATTTCTCTGGTCGACGCCGGCAAGCGCATCCGTGTGCGCATCCTGGACGACGCGCTGGAGAATGAGAGCGCGACTTTTCTGGGCTTGATCCGCAAGCGCGGCACCGAACTGACCGCCGCCGGCCCGATGCGCACCATCGGCGGGCCGGGTATCATGGCCGAACTCGCCGACTCCATTTGCGGGTGGTGGGCCATGTTTGACGACGTAGACACCGAAACCGTCGCGCTCACCTATTTCGTCGAGTCAAATACAGGGTGGTCGCTTGGGGATGTTGACGCTGGCCTGGGCAATGTGTCGGGAACGTTCAATGAGGATACCCGGCTCACGGCAATTCAAAAGATTCGCCAGCGCAAAGGCAAGCACATCCGGTATGGCTCGACGCTGCGAACGCTGGACTTCGGGTCGTTCGGCGTGTCGAGTGGGCTGCGCTTGACTAATGTCCACCATCTGCTGGTGGACCAGGAGAGCAACACGTCGATCCGCATTCTGACCGCTCTAACGCTCGAAGAAGACTTGAATGAGATCGTCAATCACATCACCGGGTGGGGCGCGGGTGAGGATAACGGGTTTATTAGGACGAAAGTTACCCTCCAGGATGTGCCGGAAGATGACGCGACACGAGCGCCGAACATCAAAGTTAGGAAGGGACTGATCGGCGCGGAAACGACCACGATAGCCGGGTCCAACGTCGTCACACTCAAGGTGACGTCCTCTGCCGGATTTGGGCCGGGCCAGCAGTTGTTTATCGGCGACAAGACCGACTATAGCGAGCCGCGTCTGACGAACATATATGTCGTGTCTGTGAGCGACGGCACGACCATCGTGGTGAATCGAGACGACGAAACCGGAACAATCTGGCCGCCCGGCGCGGGCGAGGATGTGATCGCCTGGCCGGAGTATTACATCCGCAACGATGCGAGTTATGCCGACGAGCCTCGCGAAGACCTGAAGATTGCGAGCCACATCGACGTGATGGGGCGCGACGAACCGACCGACGCGCAATGGGAAGCGGCGGCAAAAGACCTGTACGACTGGCTCTTCAGCTACATGAACCAGCGCCGGGAAGCGCAGCGCACATACCGGATCACTGTGCCGAGCGTGCCGAGTAGCCTACATGTCGGCGATACCGTGAGGCTCGTTTACAGCGGCATTGTGATCATCGAGGGCGTCGGCGTTCAATGGGCCGACATTGACGAAGAGGACATGTACATCCTGAGCATCTCGCGGACCTACAACGCAAACGGGTCGTCGTCTGTGGGGCTGGAGGTGTCCAATCTCGACCGGGTCATGCAGCAAGATGCGCTTCTAGTCACCGGGCTGCTGAGTGATACCGGATCGATCAAAGTGAGGCACTAATGATGAGGCTGCTTGTCTGCGCTCTACTTCTGGCCGCTCTATGGCTGGCGCCCGCGCCGGCGGCGATGTCGACGTTCCAGTCGCCCGTTACGCCGACGCCCACACTATCGCCGGAAGACTGCCTGCCGGATAATCCGATCGCAATCGCGCCGGGCAGCCCGTGCCCGAACCCCTACGACCCGACGCCCGAGCTAACACCACCCCATCGCCCCACGCCGACGCCATGCGGAGAGGTCTTTTGCCTGCCCGCCGACTCGCCCGTCCCGACGCCGCGCATCGATGCGGGAGCACCACCACTGCCTGACCACGAAGACCTGCCGGATGCCGTCAAGACCACACGCGAACAAGCACGGGCATTGATGTGTCTCATGGCCTTGCGCTGGTGGGGGCGCGACGTGTGTGCAACCCACCCTTAACACGCCAGCATTGAACGTGTAACCCCGCAGCTGGACTGTTCATCGTACACTACAGTCTGGCAGTTTTATCACACCTTCTTCGCCCTCCCCTGCCGTTCAATCCTCCAGGGGATTGTTTGCGCTCCCAAATTGACGTATGGGTTACGATGATCGGGAGCACGCGCTGACCCGGTTGAACGCGAGAGGCATTGCAATGCCCATCGGCGTAACCGACTCGATGACGTGGAGTATTACATCGCCTCCAGAACTTTTTTGATGACGGCTTGTATGAGCATGGGTGCGTCCTTCGCTGAGGTCGGCGGCTTTTTCGTCGAGCATGGCGGCGCGCGCTTCGAGCCGCTTCTTGTCTTCCAGCACCTGGTTCATGCGCTGGTTGAACTTCTCGATCTCTCCGATCGCGGCGTTGAGGTCTTTGCCCATCTCCTCCAGCTCGCGTTTCCAGATCGGGCCGAGCATTTCGGCGGCCTGGGCGAGCGTGAAGGCGGTCTGCGCGTGCTGTGCGGATGTGTCGGCCTGCTGCTTGGCGCGGCTGGAGCGAATGGTGTAGATGGTCCCGGACAGGCTGACCACGGCGATCAGGAGGCGCAAACTCCGCATGGATGCGCTCGTACAGGTCATCGGGCGTGCTCCATTCGTCGGTTGCGCTGCTGAAAAGGCTGGCATTGATTGCCACGTCTGCCCCCTACGCTTCGGCCACAGCAGGCGTAGGGGGCAGGCTCTCCGTGTTGCCCCCTACGTCTTGCCCCCTATGGGTTTGCCTCGGCTCGGCGATGGCATACACGCCCGACTCAGGCGCAGGGGGCATCGGCAGTTGGATGATGAGGTAGTGGCCGGGCGGCAGTTTGTCGATGCTGGCCGGCTCCCGATCGGCGAACTCGAATTCGAGCCGCGCTTTGGCGCTGAACGCGACGGCGAAGAACAGGCCGGCGTCCATCGCTCGTTTGAGTTGTAGTAGGTTCATGGCGTGGATACTCCGATGTACTTAGACTTTTTGACCCTGCCTTCGCGCCAGCGGAAATAGGCGTAGCGTCGCTGCTTGTTCTTTCCGAATTTCTTGATCTCGATCCAGCCCTTGCCCCCTATGCGGACGGCGGCTTGAGGCGTAGGGGGCAGGGTCTCGGTGCTGCCCCCTACGCTTGGCGTGTCCCCGGCGCTTCGCGCCGGATAGGACATGGCCTGTTGTAGCGCGCCGGCGTCGATGCTCAGGTCGTTGCCCCCTACGTCTTCGATCCGGGCAAACGCCTTGTCTATGGCCGGCGTCCACGGATCGAAGTTGGGCGTGGGTTCATTTACGCTTTTGGGACTTCCGTCGCTCCGTCCGCGCGCATCGGTGTTGCGGCTGGCTGTTTGCCGTTCGTGTGGGGCTTCTTCTCCCATTGGGAGAGCACGTCGCGCGCGTACCGGTTGGCCGAATCCACCGCTGCGCCGTGAATGATGCCGAAGACCTCGTCGGACTTGGCGGCGATCCTGAGTTGCTTATTGAACTCGTCAACCTGGTCGGCTTCCATTTCAGCCATCGCGTGCCGTTTGGTGTGCGACTGATCGAACATGAAGACGAGGCCCCAGCCGAGTACGGCCAGTAGTGGCGTAGCCGGCGAGAAGTCGCGCCACGAGGCAAACGGACCATCGAGCGGCTGACCGGTTGCCAGTTTGTAGGCAAGCATCGAATTCATGGCGAGCGCGGCGATGTCGGCCAGCCAGTAGATCAGGCCCCACCAGAATTGCAGGCCCGGCGAGAACCAGAAATGCAGAGCCAGCGGCAGAATGAGCGCGCTGCCGGCCGTGACCAGCGCGCCGACGAGCGACAGACTGGCGAGCAAGCCTGTATCGGGAAAGGCATCGCCGACGACCTGAATAAACATGATGTCGCCGTAGATCACAGCGGCGGCGTACAGCAGGGCGGCGGCTCCAGCGGCGATGTAAAGCAGTCCTTTCGTGTTGCGACTCATGGTGCTTCCTCCTGTGGTTGCGATGTAAGTATGATGCTGATGCTCCGGCCGAGCAGGGGCCGGTCAAACGAGTGCTAAGGTGTTCAGGTATCAGGTGTCAGGTCTACTCCTTTCAATCCTGCCTTTTTCTGACTACGGGTGCTTTGGCCGCGAACCTCACGAAGCGACCACTTCCCATGCTCCTGCTTACACTTCGGCGCGTGGTAGCGGTGATTCCATGACCTCGGCACGAACCGCACCCGGCACGGCGGATAAGCGCAGTTCTGCGCCGTGCCGAACACCACCGCGCCGGCGATGCTTGGGTTCGTCGCTAGCACTTCAACCGGCGTTGCCCTGGCCTGCGCCTCGTCGGCTCCGTCGAGCACGGCCGCCAGCGCAAGCGCGGCGCGGGCGATTGCGTCTGTGATCGGCGTCTTCGGGTCGCCCGCCTCAAGCCGGTGGATGTACTGCTTGGAGTAGCCGCCCTTCGCGTTCGGTTTCACCATGCGCTTGAGCGTGACGCCGAACTGCGCCTTCGATTCCTGCCTCTCAAGCCGAATCGCCGTGAGGCCCGCTGGCGTGAGTTTTGGGGGTGGTGCGCTGTGAGACACGGCTTTCGGCATGGGTCTAAAACTTGACGCCTTCTTGACGGCTTTCCGGGTCGGATTTTGGCCTATCGCGGGTCTTATTCCCGCCAATGCTCGGCAAATGCTTTCAGGAGCTCGCCGACGACTTGCGCCTGCGCCGGCACTACGGCTCCCCGGCCAGTTCCCCGGCCAGTTGAATGACCGTCAACGCTCGCGCCCGCCAGCGCCTATTGCACGGTGATGGGTCGGCGTAGGCGTACACATCTCGCCAGTAGTCTGGGCAGACGAGCGCCAGGACGTGCGAGCCGTAGCAGCGAAACACCCCGCACCAAGCGCAGAATTGCAAGCCGTCGCGTTGTGTCTCTTCGTCGCTTTCAAGGCGCCCGCCGCAGTCGTGGCAGGTGTTGCATGGCTCGGAGATTCGGATCATGTAGCAGTGTCCCTCATCATCGGCCGCACGTCTGGATCGGTGTTGCGGATGATGCGGTTGCGGCCGTCGCTCAGCCGGCTGTAAATCCAGTAAGGCAGCTCGGCGGGGTTGCTATTCATCGCAATCAGTGTGCCAACCGTCCCGGCCAGGCCATCCCGGTAACGCTGATCGATAATGGCCGACTCCAGTTCGCGCAGCCACTCAGTCTCCTTGACCTTGCCCGGATCAAACTCGTCGATGCACAGCACGCGCACGGATTGAAAACGGCGAACGCGACGCCAGGTCGATTGGTTTTCTTTGTTGATCGCCTCGCGCACGTAGCCGGCTAAGTCGTACAGCGTGATATAGATGGCCGAGATACCGACGAGCCAACACTCGTTGACGACGGCTTGCAGGATAGTCGTCTTGGCATTGCCCGATCCGCCCCACAAAGTGAGCATGTTGCGCGGGTTGATCAGAAACGAGCGCGCGGCGGCTACCATGTCGTCTGTCGGCCCGCTGGTCAGAGCAATATCCGCCAATGTGATTTGTCGCTCGGCGTCATTTAAGCTCGACAGGGATTGCAGCGCCTGAAGCCGTTCTACCTGCTCACGCCGGTCACAATCCGGGCAGCGGGGAAACTCACTGTTGACCGGGACGAGCGAGTATCCCCGGTCCTGGCAGGTCATGCACGCAAAGCCGGTCTGGCTCAGGAAGTGCCGCGCGTATTCAGCTATAGCTGCTTGCGCTCGCTTGCTTCTCTCGGCGTCTCGCGTTGATCGTGTCGGCGAGCTGCTGGAGCCGTTCGCGCTCGGCGGGATTGTCGCCTGTAGCCCGTTGATTGCTTTGGAGATGTGATCCATCGGCTTTGTCCTTTCGATTAGCCGCGTATTTTGAGCGATGCCCGTTGCGGAAACAGTCCAGTTGATCGGCGACGTTCGTCGGCTTCCAGCCGTGTTCCATCCACGATTTGAGAGTGGCGCCGTATAACAGGAGCTGGTCTTGCTCCTCCCCGACCGTCTCGGCTATCGCCTGGCGCTGAACTTCGTTGGGCGTCAGCCTCATGGTGTTTCTGTAAAGCACAACAGCCGGATGCTTTAAGAGCGGATCGCTGGCCTTGTCGGGCCTGGAGCGCGCGGGCGGCTTTGCCGCACGCTTTTTAATCTGGTTAGGATCAATCTGGTTAAGATCAATCTGGTTAGTGTGCACCCCCTGGACTACTGATAGTCCAGGGTCTGTACTACTTTGGTCCACCCCCTGGACTACTGGGGGCGTTTCGTCCAGTAGTCCAGGGTCTGTACTACTGTCAGGTTTGGGAAGTTTGAGCGTATAAACCGTGCTGCGTCCAAACCTCTTTTGGCGCTCAATCAATCCGTTGGATTCCAGCGAACGAATCGCCAGGGCGATGCGCCGGCGCGTCAGTCCCGTTTCCTGGCTGATCGTGCTGTAGCTCGGAAACGCGGCCTTGCTGTCTTTGTTGGTCCGGTATCTCAGGTGCACGAACAGCGCCATGGCATCCACGCCGATCGACGGCCACATCTCGATGACGCTGTCTGGTATCGCTGTGAACTGCCCGATTTCGTCGTATAGCTTGCTGGCCTTATTGCTCATCAGGACAAACCTCCATTGCCTGCATTGACAGGTGTGATATGATGGAGGCGCAGAGGTATGGAAAGTTTCTGCACCCGAGGGGGAGCGCGAGTGTCATGTGGGGCACTCGCGCTCGCATTTTTATAAGTGCCAGTTGCTCAGTGAATCAGCGGCCTGCTTGATCAGCCAGGCCAAGCCTCCGAGAATGATGACGATATGCGTAAAAAGAGTTGGCCGGCTTCTCGGCCTGTGTGGTGTAGCCGGCCCAGGTCCACAGCGTGACATCGTCTCGTGTGACCTGGTTCTCCTTCAGCCACTGGTTGATCTCGTCCTCGACTGCCTTCTCGGACGTCGAGTACACGCGGCCGACGCGACCATCGGCCAGGTAGACTTTGTAGAGCTGGTAGACTTCGAGTTGTTTCTGCATCTCCAGTACCTTTCTTATCGACCCTATAGATCGATGCGCTTCAGAACATCTATGGCTTCGTCCCATATTTGATAGCCTGGCGGATCGAGTTTGTGCTCGTTCGACAAGGGCGAGAAGAAAATGGCGATTTTACCCAGTATCTTGACCATTTCGGGCGCGGCAGCCATCGCGCGCGCCAGTTGAATACTCCCGTCTTCGCGCTGAACGACGGTTGCCATCACGTTGTTCGGCTCGCCGTTGACGATGATCTCGTGATCGAACCCCCGTCCATCAACTGCGCTCAGTTTCAGGCGCTCAAGGTTATAGAGTGACACGGGCATCTCCTTATCGGAAATAAAAAGACCTCTTGCGAGGTCTTTTTTATCCCCCAAACAATGGGGACTCCGTGGTATAATCCGCGCTCGAAAGCGCGATTGTCTTACTTGGCGGCGTAGCTCAGTGGCAGAGCAGGGGACTCATAAGCACACGCTCGGCTCTGGGCGAACGAATCGCCAATTAAGACAGGCGCACCATCCCACCTCGCGTGGGGTGTGCAAGCGCTCTTCGGTTGGTAAGGGGACGGCGCACCGTGTCTTCTTCCAGGGAGGACGGGGCGAACGTCTGCGACTGAAAAGTGCGGCGAGAGGCAGAGCTACTTACTTAGTGGCTTTGCCTCTCTGCTCTTGTAGGAACTTTTCGTATGATGTCTTAGGGACGCGGTACGGCGAGTTCCTAAGTGCGGGATCGATCTTGTACGCCCCTGGAAAGCGTCCGCGCTTGATCATCTCAGCGACCGTGGTAATGCTGACGGCCATCATGGCCGCGATTTCTTTGGTCGTGTAATAATCGCGCGCGGCTGACTTTGGCATATCGCCACCCCGTTTTAAAGTGTAAGGGGAGTATAAACCCTCCGGTATTCATTGTCAACGCCCCTCCTCCCCCTTCAGAAACAACCTCTCGACATTCTCTTTGCTGTGCACCCACGCATGGCATGTCTTGCACAGCGTGAGCAAGTTCCATAACTCAAACCGCCACTGCGGGAACTTGCGCCACGGCCAGATGTGATGCGTCCGCAGGTGGTCCCAGGTTTCGCACTTCTGGCATTGATGGTTGTCTCTTTCCCGGCACAGCTTTACCAGCCGCTTCCAGCGTGTCTGGTAATACACCCGCACGCGCTCAGGCGACGTGCCGCCCTTCCAGTTTGGGTTCAGCGCTCCGAGTCTGCCATACATCGGGTTGCGCTCGCCCGTCATTTCGGGACGCTTCCTGCCACGCAGCGCCTCCGCGATTTTGCGACGTGTCTCTGCCGAGTGGGTGTGACCTGTTGCCATCAGGTATGCCGTTCCTCGCTGCTCCCGGCAGCTCGTGCCAGTGCCTCAAGCGAACGATTACATGGCTCGATCCACGGCACCCCCAGCGCGCTGAGGAACTGCGCTTCTTGAAGCGTCTCGACGACGAGCGAGCACTCGTCTCCGCGCGGACAGGGCAGCGCCACCTGATCGCCGGTCTTGGGGTTTGTTTTGTACTGCCGCCGGTGCCCATGCAGCAGCCCTTCGTCGACAAACATATGGCTACTCTCCTTGGCCAGAAACCAGAAGCCGTGCATCCTGACGGCTCGATACGCCGAGCTTCCAGAGGATGCGACTGACATGTGTCTTGACGGTCTCGCGGCCGATCGTTAGCTCGCTGGCAATCTGCGGGTTTGTCTTGCCCAGGACAATCAGATCGAGCACTTCGCGCTCGCGAGGCGTCAGGTCGGAAAAATAATTCGGTGTGACGGTGAAGTTCATCATCAGTCTATCTCCACGACATCCATTCGATCTTCGGCCCATACAGCAAGAAGCGGTCGCTCCACACGAAGAGCGCGTACTCAGTGGCGTCCGAGCCATTGCCGTTGAACGACGGCCGCTCGACGCAGGTGACCAGCCGGCTGAGCGGGTGCCGCTGCCAGAACTCTTCTCGGCACTGTCCGGCTAGAAGGTTGATCCGGAGCAGGAAGGCCAGCAGACCGCCCGGCGCCAGCAAGCGCAGGCTGGTCTCGATGAAGCTCTGCGCCAGGCTGTAGGGCGGGTTGCCGATGATCAGGTCGGGCTTGCGATAGTGGTAGTACCTCTCAAAGGTTGTGTAACTACATCGATACCATTTGTCGTATGCGTAGCCGCCCAGGGACGGACGAGGTCGGTGTCGGTCTACGCCGACGATCTCGGCTTCCCGCCAGATGGCGCGAGCAGCTCTGCCCCACACACCACGGCCGGCGCCGGGATCGAGGATGCGCGTAGGCCGAGTTACGCTTGGAGTGACGGCGTAATGCGATCGGATATAGTCCAGCGACGCGTCGGCCAATCTTCTCGGCGTTTCGTAGTAGTCGCTCTTATTGCGCTTGCTGCCGCGTCCAGTGGCGCTCATATCATGCAGCTCGCTCGAAAGGATCGACGCCGGCGGCGCGCAGCCGCTTCAGCATCTCGCGGGTCGCTGTGCAGCCGGCTGCTGGCTACCAACTCCTGGATCTCCGGCTCCAACTCGAGCCAGGGCAGGCGCTGGTAGAGCTTTGCCGGGCGAAGTCCCAGCCTGTGCGCGGCGGCGTGAATGGCGCCGACTCGGTCGACCATGCGCTGGTACGAGAGCGCCTCCTCGATCGGGTTGAGGTCTTCGCGGTGGATGTTCTCGATGATCGCCATCTCCTCCATCGCGTCGTCGCCTGGATAGTCTCTGATGACGACAGGCACGGTCTCCAGCCCAATCATCTGCGCAGCGCGCCAGCGCCGCTCGCCGGCGATGAGGAAGTACGTATCGGGCGCGCCGTTTGGGCAGACGATCAGCGGTCTGATTGATGCGGATCTCTGTCGGTTGCTTGCTCATGAGGTAATCCCCTTCTCGTGTTTCAGTCTCTTCTCAATCATTCGTAATGCCAGCGAGTCGTCTTTTCCGATCGGCCGCTTCCAGACGTTCTTTATCTTCCACCACTCAATCGCCTGCCAAACAGCCCGTTCGTTGCACTCCTGCCGGCCAACAATCAACTTAACCAACTGACGCTCGTATTCGATCTCCTCCAGCCGGGCCTCCCGAATCGCCCAGAGTGTTGAGAGCACCTCAAGGTAGTCCTTGCGCTCGATTCTGGAGGCGATGTAATACTCCACGTCATCGAGGGAAATCTGATCGTAGTTCAGCACGAACCACTCGTTGCGCTGGACTCGGAAGGACAGACGGTTTTTGCGCGGGTGTGGGTCATACTCCCAACCCGATCCGTACCACACCTGGTCGCCGGGGTTGTAATAGATGACCAGCAACTCCTGACCAGGTCTGTCTTTATCCGGCTCAATATCCTCGACCGTGTATACACCAGCCGATGGGCCTTGCGGGGAACTATCCGTTTCGCTTCTCCAGCTCCCATAGCTGCGGGCGAAGCGGTGAGACTTGCCCACGCGATACCAGGACACACCCGCCAGAACGATTCGTGAGCCGCGCTTGATGCCGGCGTTGATCCGTTCGTGCCAGGCGTTGTAATACTCGCGCCCGGTGTGCAAGGCCAGTTCGCCATCCCGCACAAAGATGATCAGGCCAAGATAGGTGGCCGGGTCGAACAGATTCGGGATGTGTGTCATCGGCTTGAACACGTCGGTGCGATCGACAATGCCTTGTAGCAGCAGTGCATTGCGCTTGTAGGAGAAGTCCTTATCCGCTGCCTCGCGACCATCGCGCCAATGACGTCCGTGCTCCTGGACGGTAGCGATCAGCTTCTCCATCTCGTCGTCACCGGGATACAGGCGGTCGGAGATCATCGTCGACGTCCAGATGCGATACACCCGCTGCCCATTGCGGATCAGCAAATAGGTCATGCGGTTTCTCGCATTCAGTTCCGCATTCCAGAACGGGTTCTTGTCGTACTCTCGTTTCTGCCGAGACGGACAGATGGCAACGATACCCTTCTGCTCCGGCATCATCTTGTCGAGATGGTCATCCTTCAGTAGCCACTCATCGAAATCCTCCACACTGGCGAAGTCGATTCCTGGCTGACCGGTCTTGCGGTTAGGGCGCGGGTCGCCGCATTCTTCATCCATGTACAGGATCAACTGACGCAGGTGGATCGGCTCGTCTTCGGGTGCCGACATGCCGTCCCGGATCTGGGTGATTTCCTCATACACACCCAGGTACAGCTCTAGCGCGCCGATTACCTTCTGCATCACTGTAAGGCTCTCGCGCATCGACGAAGCGATCTGAGATAGGCGTTCTCGCTTGGCTTCCATGGTGCGTCGGATCAACTCCACGGCGCGCAACTTCTCAGTGACAACAGTCCGGAGTTGGCGAACGTGTTGATCGCCACCCGACACCACCATCGCCCGTTCGATATTGTCTTCGTTGATCTCCTCCATCCCAAAAGCATCCGGGTTGGCCATCGCCGCAACGGCGTCCTTCTCAATATCCTCCAGGGGCCGGTCGGCTTTGACGTACTTGGGCGCGCACCCGTCAGTGATGAACTCTTCGAGCGCGACATCGCCGTAGCGATGCCACTTGCCGTCGTTGTACTTTGACGACAGAGCTACGCGCACGCGGTAATTCTTATTCGTGTAACTATTTTCTGCGTCGTACCAAACACGATCGACCCGCAGGATGTCACCATCGTCGTCCATGACGAGATCGCCCGGTTGCAGATCGAGGCTGTTTTCCTGGAGCGCCTTTTGAATCTCAACAGCATGCTTCACAGTTGAGAGTTTCTTAGACTTTGTCATCTTCACTAGCTCTCATGGCTCTGCATACTGGCCGACGTTGACGCCATAACCTGCCGGATATGCGCAAGCCAATGCTTGACGGCGTTGCCACACAAGTTGGAGCAGGCGCACGCAGTGAACAGGCCGTTGATCACGATATTGGTGACGATGGTGGGATCGATGGGGTTGAAGTACCGGACGCAGTTTGAACAGGTCATGCTGTCGCCTCGGCGTGATGGGTTTGAGGCATCTCTGCCCCCGTCATCCCCGCGCCCGGCTCTGTCTAAACCTTCGACAGCCACGTCCAGCGCGAAGTGCGCGCCGAACTGCTGTGCAAGTCCTCTGTAGTACGTTCGGTCAATCATGGGTCGTCTCCCTCATTCGAGGGCTTCGATAGCTTTCCCGATTGCGCGGCGCACTCGCCTGCTCTGCGCCGAATCCTCTGGAATCTCCACGAGCGCATGGTTAAGACTTTCCAGCGTCGCGGTTTTCCAGTCGCGCAGGGTTTCAGGCGGCGCTTCAAAAAGTTCATCGGGCAATGCGGCCGCTGCACTCTCGGATCGTGCGCGGCGCGCCATCCGCACATCCTCAGCTGTCAGTTTCCCAAACTCGGCCAGGACGCCGGCGAGAAATTCCTGTGTCTCGCCCGGCAGACCGACGCAGGCATAAGCGACGTTGACAGAGATTCGCCCGGCCTTCAGCGCGTCGAGCAGGTCGGCATTCAGGCCGGCCAGCTTGAGACGCTTGCGGATTCGAGCGATGGGGATGCCGGTAGCCTGCTGGATGACTTTCTCGGATGCACCCTGGTGGGTCAGGTCGAGTATGGCGTTCAGTTCGGCGACCGGGTTGGCGGATCGGTTCTCGTTTAGGATCAGCGTGATAAGCGATCCGGATGCGCCATTCAGAAAGAACACGCGCGCGGGAATACTGCCCTGGCCGGCTGCGTTGGCTGCCATCACGCGCCGCCGGCCATCGGTTACAGTGCGCTTACCCTTGTATTCGATGATGACGATTGGCTCGATGACGCCATAGGCTTTAACCGTGTTGATCATGTCTCGCGTCGGGCGCGGTCCGGGAAAGTCGACCGGCAGAGTGTCAAGCCGTACAACTTCATCGCGCGCTTCTGGGGCTTCGTCTGGCAACAGGTCGGCGAGTTCGAGTTGTTTGGTCACGGAACACGTAGCCCCCTTGCGGGGGGCCTCCTTTGTTGGTGGGATGCCTTACCTCGGCTCCACGTCGACCGGCAGGCTCGATTTGCGAGCGGCGGCGGTGGCCTGTTCGTGCTTCTTACCGGCCGGGTCGTCGATGACGACGAGCCGCGAGATTGGAAACCTGGCGAAGATGGCCGGGCAATAGACCGGCGTCACGTCGTCGGGTCGTGCGACGGCGGTGAAGGTGAATGAGGGCATGCGCCGATCGACGAGCCGATTGGAGAGAACCAGCTCATCGCCCTCGATGTCCTGCCACCACACGCCGGCGCACATGGACGGATGGTGATCGAAAGCATGATCGGCTTTCGACTTGGGGCACGGATCGTAGTAGTCGGCCAAAGAGCCTGGCTTCAGGCCGGTGACCCATTGCGCGGCGTAGTCGTCGAAATTTTGCACCCAGGCTCGCGCGTGAACCAGGAGGATTCGGCTCTTGGGTGTGAGCTTTGAGAAATCGAGCGTCTGAGGCAGCCGGCGCGAGAGGCCGAACCGTCGTACCTCTTCCAGGAAGTCGGCAACGTTGGGATAGTGCTGGCTTCCGATCCAGTCGATGACATGCCAGACGCCGTCGCGCTCAAAGAGCTTGACGCCGATCGGCGTGACGCCCAGCGCATTTAGATCGACGACGAGCGGCGGATCGACCATGAAGTCTTCGAGTGGGCTGCCGCCTGCGCCAAGGCCCAATTCAGCATAGCAGCCGCCGGCGACGCGCTCACCACAACCACGCTCGACAGAAATGGCGTTGGACATGGGTTCTACTCCTCGTTGACCAGCCCGGCGAGCATCTCGCGCTCGGTGCGCCGGGCATGGAGCAGCGCCTGCTCCGGCCGGTTGAATTGTGCGACGGCCTGCAGGACGATGTAATCGCCGTCCACAGTTCGCAGCGCAGCAACACGGCCGGCGGCGAACGTGCCGATGACGGCGTACCGGCGATTGCTCAACTGCGCCTCGGCGAGCAGTGCGCGATTGCGCCACTCATTGACCTGGCGCAATAAGAGGTCTAACTGATCGGCGAGGTCTTCGGTTGGGCAAACCACAAGGCTTTGACTGGACGAAATAGCGGGCATGGCGACTCCTAGTTTCTCAAGGCCGGCGCATTCGGCTCTGGCAGTGTCGCGCCCGGACCGCCCGGCGGTGCAATCCCAACGACAAATCCGGCATACGCGAGCCACTGCTCCGATGTCCAACTCGCGACGGCCTGGCCGTGCGAGCTGGAGCAGGCGACTGCGGTGAACAGGCCGCGCTGTATGATGTTCGTAACGACGCCAGGGTCGGTCGGCTTGAATTGCCGGCCGCAGTGTATGCAGGTCATGATGCCTCCACTGGAGGAACTTGCCCGTCGCGCCGGTCGAGCATGAGCTGCGCGGCGCGGTCGTAGGATTGATCGGCGTTCTGCTGCGTCCATTGCCTCAGGGACATGCCCAGGTAGTGCGGCACGAAATCGAAGTTGATATTGTTAGCCGTGCACCAGTTGAAGAACCCGGTCATCGAGCGAATACTCTTGCGCGCCTGGAGCCGCGCCGCTTTCGTCGCCTGCGCTGCGTCGGCCAGTGCCACCAGGTCGACGTCGGCATCGTGGCCGAGCCGGTGGATCTGGCGGCGCTCGACGCTTTCGCAATGCGCGGCCTCGGCCTGCTCGACCGCCTCATCGCGGCGTGCGTCGCCGGCTTCAAGGTCGGCCATGCGGAGGGTGTGCTCTCCGCAGTGGTCAATGTCGGGTCGCAGGCGCGACCCGTGGGCATACACGGTCGGAAGCATGTGCTTCGGCCGGTGCGCGCGGCACCACAATCGGAAATGATCCCAGGAGTCGAAGGTGTGGACGCGGTAGACGCCGTGGCGCTCCTGATCAGCGACGGCGAAGGCGCGCGAGGGCGTGGAAGAGACCACCACGGCTGACATCATCGCTGCGCCTCCGCCATTGCATCGCGCGCGTGTTCCAGGTCGGCGAGTGTTTCGTCGTGAGGGTAGGGGAGGTCGTCGCCGAACTCATCCATCCAGTTGGCGCGATCCTGCCGCCAGGCGGCGACACAGTCCTCCAGCGCGGCCAGTTCAATGGCCTGGCTCACCGGCCGCCGGCCCGATTCCCATTCGAGCAGGCCGATGAAGTTCTTGGAAAAGCCACTCTTGGGGTCGAGCGCGAAGTATGCCGCGCCGGTCAGGATGACGTCGACGGTGTCGGTGAGCCAGTTCGCTGTTGCGCGCTCGACGGCGACAGGGTCTGAGCCGGGCAGGGCGGTGGCGATCAGCTGCGCGGCCCGGCGAATGTCGTCGGTGGTGAGGTCGATTAAGGTGCTCATGCCTTCGCCTCACTATTGCCCGGTGCTCTGCGCGCTGTTGCCACGAATCTCTTTCCGCAGTGCAGGCACGAGTACACGCCGACCGCTGCGCCGTCTTGTATGGCGCTCTGGTAGTGCAGCGTCAGGGCGCTGTGGCACTCAGGACAGGCTGGGGCGGCCGCAACGGGCCGCTCACGGAACATCCGATCATGCCCGACGCCTGATTCGAGAATCCGCTGGCGTGTGCCGGGGTCGAAATGGGCGACGTGGAGGCTGCTCATTCCGACGCCTCGTTGTGGCGCGCTGGCCGTGCGGTGCGACGATAAATCGTCGGGCCAAACCAACCAAGCCGGACAAGCCGGCTGCACAGCCTCGCAGAGGCTTCGTTTGTTAAGCGCGGTGGATTTATCCCCGCGCGCGCTCCGCTAACCGTCAGCCCGGCCTCGCCCGACTTCTGGCACTTGCGGTCAGGTGGGTTGACGAGGTTATCGCAACCGCGGGTGATGCACTTGCGGGTGCGTGAGGGACTGCCGGCGCGGGATGGCGCGCTGGCCGAGACGGCGTGTGGGGTCGCCAACATGATGCGCTCCTTCGGTTGTGTTGGTCAACTGCCGCGTCCGTCTTCTTTCCAGGGAGGTGAACGCGACAATTGAGCGACTATTTATAGTAATAACTGTAACAGGAGTATAAACCTACTTCCTCAAAAGTCAATAACCAATCTTCTCACTCCAACAAACTCTAACACTTAGGCAAACCCAGCGGACGCCCTGCGCCATACCTCGTGGGGAAGGTGGATGCCGACAAGTTCTCAGGGCGTCCGCTGCAACGAGTTCAAAAATACACCCAAACCGGTCTCGCTGTCAGTTGGAGACTCGTTAAGATTTGTGTGAGGATGCAAACCATATGGTCTGCGCGGGTTGCGGAGTTGGGTCAATCTCACCAATATCTCCCAACTCGATCACGGACTTCATACGCTTGAGGAGTAGATTGGCATCGTTCGAGTGGGCTAGAGGGCTTTTGCATCGTTCTACCGACGAGAAACTTTCGCACGAAGGAGTCAGTCGATGATCTTCCATAACCACGTCAGCCGCGAGGGCATTCGATACCGAACAGTTCACTACTCCACGCCGTCCGAGACTACAGTCGGCGACGAAGAGGAAGCCCCTGCGGCGCAGGCGCAAGGGCCAGCCTGTAAGTTTTGCGGGTTGACGCCGTGTATCTGCGCTCGCGCAGATGAAATTCAGGGGGTTGGCAGCATCTTGTATGCCAGGGATAAAGTGAACCCCTGAAAGGGGGATAAACAAGCATGGCGCGACACAAGTTTCTCAGGCTGATCGGATCGGATAATCCAAAAATACTCTCTGCTCTATGCACAGACAGCGCGACTCTGGCCTGGCTGACCGATGAAGTACGCAAGCATTTTCCTGCCGCCAAGATCAAGTCAGTTCCGAAGGGCTATGTATACGAACCGAAGCTGCCAAACGGAGAATCCTGCTATTGGGAATGTGATGACGGCTACGGAAAGTTAAACCAAGAAACATGGGTATCGCTCGAATCGATGTGGATCTGGCTAACCAAGCAGCTCTTGGAGCGAGGATGGAAGCCGATCAATTCCGAGCGGGGCTACATCACGCTAACCCTATCCGAAGATTGATGAATCGCAGACAGGAGACCTACCATGTCTAATCAACCTGCAGCCAGCATCAGCAAGGATACCGCCTGGAGCACAGCAACATGAAACGCAATCAGGATAAACCTACCTCGGCACAACCCACTCCTGGGCAGCCTAATCCGATGCAGCCCGTTCCGCCCAAGCCGCCTCGCAAGCGACTGACCCGCCAGAGAGTGATCATCGGGGGCGTTGGCGTTCTCGTCGCCGCTGCACTCCTGTTACAGCCATCGCGGCAAGCCAGCGCGCCGGCTTCTGTTGATCAACCGACCGAGCGGCCGACGGTTGCGATTACCGTCGAGCCGACGCGGACGCATACGGCCACCCCGGCCGACACCCACATACCGCGCCCGACCTCGACGAAGAAGCCAACCAATACGAAAGCGCCGATACGCACATCCACGCAAGCGCCTCCAACTGCGACGAGACCTGCGACGACCAATACCCGGCCGCCCGCAACCGTCGCGCCAGTTCAACCAACGAGCACAACCGCGCCATTCCCTACGGCGACGATCGCGCCGACGCAACCGCCGGAACCGACCACCGATCCGCGTGCCGGGTGCGAGCCGTCCTATCCAACGATATGTGTTCCTCCTCCGCCTCCCGATCTGGACTGCGGCGACATTCCGCATCGAAGGTTTCCGGTGCTGCCGCCAGACCCGCACAACTTTGATGGAAATGATAATGACGGGATTGGTTGTGAGAGCTGAGGCTGTAGGGTAGGGGAGGTAAATCCCCCAACAGACGAAGTACCCATCGGTTGGTGGTACGGGGACTCCGTCGGAGAAGTTTCGTCACTTAACGCGGCAAGCAAACAGCCCGGTCAATTGACCGGGCTGAGTTGTTATTTGCGAGTGGCGGGCATCGTAAGTAGGTTGAGGGTGCCTGTCGTCTGCGATGTGGGCCGGCGGCCGACACCCGCCACACCGATAGTATATACCTTACTCTATCTCAATGCAAGAAAATAGACGCGCCGCCTTCGGAGTAGAAAAGGGCGGCGCGATTGGCTCAGGGGATGTTTTACGGCGCCGGAGGCGGTCGCCTTGCGCTTGCGCTGGATTTAAGGCGGTTGCGGGCAAACCTTAAAAATGTTTTCGCGCGCCCAATTTGGCCTCCCTACCTCTTGACATCCTGATAATCAAGATGTACAATGTTGTCAACATCAAACAAAAGGAGAGACGAAATGAAAAAGACAATTGCTCAAACACGGATCGAAAAAATGACGGCGAATGGCTACAAGTTCGTAGGGCGCACCAGTGGCCTTTACAGCTTCCGCAAAGGCTCGAACCTGAGCCGCAAGCTGGAAAGCCTGGGACTGACCGAGTCCAATGTTGATGTACGCACAGGCGCTCGTGCTGGTCAACGAAGAAATGATGGCTACGAACTGCTGATTTTCGTGAAGGCATAACATCATGAAAAAATGTGAAGCCTGCGGAACGACAAGAAGCGTTAACGGCAGTCTTGGCGGGGTGCTCCTGTGTAAGGAGCACTTTGCCGACATTTCGGCGCACG